AACGGGGATGACAGCATGAATACTCTACTAACAGCATCTGAAGCATTTGCAGCTCTTCAAAAAGGTAAAACTGTTCTATGTCGTCCAATTGGAGACATGTTGGACTTTTCTGACTTAGATCAATTCCCCGCTTCTGTTTTTGGTAAACCGGGTTTTGAATTTTGCATCAAAATCGAAACTATTGAACTGGCTGGCATTACATTCACAAAGCCATTAACTATTGATGAGTATGAAGAAGGTCAAAATGTTTTTGTAATCAACACATATTTACCTTCCATTTATAACGTTGGATTTAAAACTCCTGCACTCATTGAAGCTATTAATAGTGGTTTTGTTCAGCGTGATGCTGAAAATGCCAAGCTTCAATTAAAAGCATTTTCAAAAGCACTCGGTATTGAAATCAACAATGATTTAAGTGTTATTCGTCTTGGTGAGGAACCTAAAAAACAGAGAGGCAAAAAATCAAAAGCAGAAAAGCCAAGTGACGTTATTTCTGCAGAAACTCAACCAACGATTGTTATTACCAAACAAACAAATGTCACCACATCTGAGGATCTGTTAGTTCCAGAAACTAACGAGCCTAAAGTAGATCCTGAATATCAGAAGGCATTAGATGCTCTTCTTCAGCGTGTAAAAGAATCAAAAACACCTGAAGAGGTAAATGCTGTTTATCGATATACCCGTACGTGGAATGACAAACAAATGGAACCTCTCCTCCTTGCCACTCACAAGCGACTTGAAGAGCTCGAAAAATCTAAGGCACCTGCAAATGAACCACCTTCACTAATGGTCCAGATCCAAAACGCGCCCGACATCACAACATTAGATGCTTTGGAAATAGATGTGGCCGCACGAGATCCGCAGATTCAACCGAAGCTAATGGGGTATGTGAGAAAACGCCGCTATGAATTAGAGAATCCTACACCTACTCAACAAGAATCTACCCCTGATTATTTATTAGTGGACGGTTTCTAACATGAAAGATCAGTACAAGAAAGTGAGCCAAAAACACATGCTTGGTTTTATGTACTACTTGCAATTGCTGGGCTACGTAATAGTCCGGCAAGGCATGGACCAAGCAATGTTTCTAACAAAGCATTATGCGGTACCAGTTGCTTGGCGGCGCATAACGATCGACTATCACAACCGATTAAATAAACCTGCCCAGCAGCTTTATAGAGAGTTTGTTGAGTGGACTAAAGAAGAATATTTGAGGGCTTAAAAATGGAAGTAAGAATTAAATCTGTAAATGGCTCAAGTCCTTTACCAGCAAATTTACAAATGGATGTTGTTTATAAAGCTGTTCGCATAGATGCCAATCGAATGAAAGTAACTTGTGATGATGGTCTAGTGATTACAACAAGCATTTCAAAATCTGGTTATTTGGGCGATTGGGGTGAATGGGAAATTTTAAGTGAGGATTCTCAACAATGAGCAAAGTTATTGGTGAAGTTAATCTGAGCCCTAGCCGTATTGAAGGTACTCCGGATCAGGTGGCTCTTCATATTTTTGAAGAAATCATTTGTCCAAGTACTGAGGAGCTTATCAAAAACAATCCGGAAGCTGCAAAAGTTTTTGCATATCACATTTTTGGTTTAGCACTGTCTCAGCTTGCAGAATTCCATTCAACTAAAAGTTTAGATAAAGCTGTAACCGTTACCCTTCACAACCTTTTGCGTCAATTGAAGAAAGAACGTAATGAGTTGAGGAACTAAAGGATGAGTGGATTAAAAGTTAAAACATGTGATTTTTGTGATGACGGGAACGGTGAATGCATTTTCCCCTATTACGGCCTTGCCCCTCATATTCATACGAAGCCAATTGGCGGTACTGAATTTATAGATGTTTCATTACCTGAAAACTTTAGTCCTGATGGGGATGGTTTAGGCATATATACACACTGTCTGAATTGTGGGGGTGATGGCACATATGAAGGCATCCAGTTAGAAGTTAAAGCGGAAAGTAAGGAGGGGTGAAATGACAGCAATTGCGAATATAGGTAGTAACTTTGTAGTAGCGTTACCACCTTCAGATATTTGGCTAAATGATTCTCAAGCTGCTGAGTTCTTGGGATATCGAGACGTACACTTTAAAGCAGCGGTTTGCTGCCTACCAACCTTCCCTAAACCGCGCTATGTTATTAAGTGCGGTCAAGGAAGACGCTGGAACTTGGCAGAGTTGTCAAACTGGTTGAATGAACAATCAGATGATGAGCCAAAGAAAGGAAGACCACGTAAAATAGCCAAGTGATTTGACAATGAATCGAATTGAATGTAATTTAAATATGCACCCGCAAAATCGGGTGTTTGGATTGGTCTCCAAAAGTTTCTCAAGGTCGAAAGACCGCATTTAGCGGTTTTATTTTGCCTATAATTTTCTACACTCTGTGGAAAATGCCCTGTTATGGTGGGTTAGGCGGAAGTGCTTCGGCACGCTAGACCCTTGAGACTAGTAAGACCAATTCCGTTTAACCTGCCACCCTAATTGATTGGTCTCAATTTTGGTGGTGAAAATCCCTATCTCAAGGAGTATTCACCATGAATGCAATTTCTAATTTTACTTTTCATAATGATTATAATGTTCGCGTTCAGTTAATTGATGCTGAGCCGTGGTTTTGTCTTGCTGATGTCTGCTGTGTTTTATCAGTTGATCGTACTTCTCGTTTATTACGTGATTTGGATGAAAAGGGGTTGGCAGATTGCCACACCCCTACAAATGGTGGAAATCAAAAGATTAAATTTGTTAATGAGCCAAATCTTTATCGGATCATCTTTCGTTCAAATAAACCAGAAGCAAAACAATTCCAAGATTGGGTATTTAACGAAGTTTTGCCAACCATCCGCAAAACAGGCAAATACGAAGCACCAAAACCAATCGAAAAACGCAATTATATCAACAACAATGACATGTTAAACATCAAGCGTCTGATTTGGTGCTGTGCAGGTCACTTAGATCAGAAGCAATCAGTCAGCAGCGCAATTTGGTACTCGCTTCGCAATGTGACTGGCGTACCGAGCCCTGCTAAGTTTGAGGTTGAACATTTGCCATTGCTGGCACAAGAATTTAATCGCATTCTAAGCATCATTGAGCCATACCTAAAAGCACGTTACGCATGTGAGGAAGCATTAGTTAAGCGCTTACTTCGAGATCGTGAAGACGCTCAATCTTTACTGGCTAAGTTGCTTGATGAAATGAAGGCGGCTACACAGGATTTTGAAAAAGGATTACAGAAACATTTGCCAATGGTTTTTCAAGGCGAATGTTTAAATCTTGTTGAGCGTAAACCATGTGGTATTGATCATCACGAATTTAATCGTTGGGCTTAATCTTGGATATGCAACGGGGCTAATCTAGCCTCGTTGCAATTTCGCTTGCAGTAGCATTGTAGTAAATCATCAAACTTCTTAAATCTTTGTGCCCAATCATCCGGGCTAAGTCTAAAACTTCTAATTTCCTTGCAAGGCGTGTACAAGCCTCATGGCGTGTATCATGGAAATGCAAATCAGTGATTTGACATCTATCTCTTAATTTACGCCAAAGCGTATCAAAGCTTTGGGAATTACAAGTAAAGACCTGCTTTTTATCAAGACCTTTTAATAAAGTAAGCAACTCAACTGCACGCTTAGATAGTGGTACATTTCGTTTAGTACCATTCTTTGTTTCATTTAAAACTAAATATCTATCTTTTAAATAAACACGATCCCAAGTCAAGCCAACAATCTCACCAGCACGCATTGCCGTTTCAATTGCAAAGAGAAAGGCAATTATAATTTGCTGAGTTGAGTTTACTGGTACATTGTTATCCCAATTTGCTGCAAGACATAATCTATCAATCTCATCCTGAGCAATTCGTCTATCTCGGTGCTTTGATGGTGGCGGTAAAGTCAAGTCGGCCATTGGAGACTCTTTAATCCACTTCCATTCTTTCCGGGCAACAGTAAATAAAGAAGCTAAAATATTTGCTTCACGCCGGACAGTAGCACCCTGCACTTCTTTTAATCGGGAGTCGCGCCATTGCACTAAATCGTCAGTTGTGACTTTGGCCAATTGCTTTTGACATAGCTTTTTATACTCACGCTTGAAGAAAGCCATTCGCTTGACTTCATTCTCATGAGTTTTCTTTTTAACACTCACTTCACTTAAGTAGCGTTCAATAGCTTCTAAAAAAGAGTGATCTGGTAATTTGCCATGCGATTGTTCGCGTAACTGAGTCTCGCGTTTAGATGCCCAAGCTCGTGCCTGTGCTTTTGTATCAAAGGTTGAACTTTCGCGAATTCCGTTTACACTTATCTCGGCTCGCCATGTATTGTTGCGTTGTCTAAATGAAGCCAT